GGCAGCGTCAGATGTGTATAAGAGACAGATATATATTTATCTCTCTTAGCTGCTGCAGCAGCTAAAAGAAGCTATTAAGAAGCTATTAGAGACTTCTACGGAAGTCTTACAGGAGAAGAACATGGAGAAACAGGATACCCGGCGCTTGTTCAGCCTGATCGAAACGATCTATCCCAATGCGAAGCAGCAGTCCCGCACCGCCGCAGACTTAGAGGCATGGACACTGGTTTTGGCCCCATGGGACTACGAGGACGTGAAACAGGCGGTCATTGTCCGGGCGAGGGAAAACCGGTTTTACCCGGATGTGTATGAACTGGTTCCATTCCTCCCAAAACTGGAAAAACCCAACGCGGAGGAGGCTCCCATGCCGGAGCCGTCCGACGCCTATCTGGAAAAATTCTACGCCAAGGCAGGCGAACAGCACGAGCGCTGGCATGAGGCTGGCATCCCCACCCCCTCCGAAGCGAAAAAGCAGGGGATGACCTACGCCGAATGGTGCGCTCTGGCAGATATGCGAGGTGTTTAATGGCAAGTAATTTTCGGCTGGACGAGCTGATCCGCCGCTATCCCCTGCGGGAGAAAAAGCAGAAGAAGGTCCCCAAGGTCGAGTTCCAGTCCAAGCAGCTCTGCTGGGATTGTGCAAACGCCTGCGGCGGCTGCGAGTGGTCCGACCATCTGGAGCCGGTCCCCGGCTGGGACGCCACCCCCACAAGCCGGGTGCTGAAGGTCGGCGGCAAGGGCAAGGGCGGTACACGGGTAGAAGCCTCGTTCGTGATCCGCTCTTGCCCCAAATTCAGGAGGGACACACGATGATGCGGCTTGTGATCGACATTTACGATGGCGAGGATACACAGGGCACAAAGGAGGCCATGGCCATGCTGCTGGAGCCTCTGGGCCGTGTCCGCGTGGTGCAGGTCATCATTGACGGAAAGGAAGAAAAGCGATGAAGGTTGAATCTACCGGTCCCGTTCTTTACCCGATGGGGGTTTATACGTTTGCCTTTGCATGCGTACATTGTGCAAACAGACATTCAGACAAATGCTACCTGTGCAAGTGCGAGGGAAAGAGCGGATTTGAGCCGAAGAAAGAGGCGAACAATGAAAATTGAATTTACGGTTCCCGGTATTCCGGTGGGCAAGGGTCGCCCACGGTTTATGAAAAATGGTCACACCTACACCCCGCAGAAAACACGGAACTACGAGGACAAGGTGGTCCAGTGCTGGCAGTGCCAGAGCGGGGAGGGCTTTGCGGACGGCATCCCGCTCAGGGCCACCGTTACGGCGTTCTTCACGGTGCCAAAGAGCACATCGAAGAAGAAGGCCGCTGCGCTGGACGGTACGCCCCACACCAAGCGCCCGGATGTTGACAACGTTGCAAAGGCCATCCTAGATGCGCTGAACGGCCATGCGTACAACGATGACAGCGCCATCGCACTGCTGATGGTGCGAAAGTATCAGACAACCGGAGCCTCCCGCGTGGAGGTCATTATTGAGGAGGCAGAATGATGGATGCTGTTATTTATATCCGGGACATGCAGCGTATGTGCAAGTCCCATATTTCATGCAATGGATGCGAGTTAAAACCTGGTAATGGAAAGAGCTGCATGGAAGGGATGGACCCGCAGAAGTGCATTTTTGTGGTTGAACAATGGGCCGCCGAGCACCCCGCCAAAACCAGGCAGAGCGTTTTTCTGAAACAGTTTCCAAATGCGCCAATATATACGAACACACATAACGTTGCTTTAGACCCATGCCTTATTGATACAACGTTACGCGGACATTGCCCGACTGGAAGAGGTTGTGATATTTGCCGCCGCGAGTTCTGGCTTGCGGAGGTGGAGGAATGATCCACTTAGGCGATATAACGAAGATCAACGGCGGGGAAGCCCCCGTTGTGGACGTGGTGATTGGCGGCAGCCCATGCCAGGATTATCCCGAATAAAATAAGAATCCCGAAGCCCAGCCGGGAATCCTTGCAGCGCAAGGATTTCTGCATAAAAACTTCGGGATAATATTTTCACTTGTATTGTTGTTTGCCTCTTAATTTAAGCATCATCTCCTCGTCATCTGTATTCCAGAGTGCGTCCGGAATCGTGTCGTTTAGCTTGTTTGCTGCTTGCTGAATGGCTTTCCGTTTCATTTCTGTATCAGCATGGGCATAAATTTTTGTTGTTTCAATCTGCGCATGGCCGAGGAATTCGGATACCATAGCCAATGGAACACCGTCTTGGTATAGGTGCATTGCCCGTGTGTGCCGCAGCATGTGGGGATGTACCCGTTCCGGAATGGATGTGCAGACGTGCCGTGCAGATTCTCCATATTTCTTTACAAATGCCGCAACCGTATCAGGAGACATCGGCCTTTGAGGGCCACCATAAGCATAGAACACATAGTCGTCTCGTTTTCTGTTTTCTGCCGGATGGAATTTTTTCAGGTAACTGCGAAGGTGCTCCGCTGTTTTCGGCAAAATAGGAACAACCCGTGTCTTGTTTCCCTTACCTGTGAAATAGACACACGGTGAGGTTCTGTGCAGCACTAAATCCTGTATCCTTAAATCCAACATTTCCTGACACCGAGCAGCTGTATCGTACATTAAAACCAGAAACACCATATTCCGGAATCCTGTACACTTTTTGCAGTTCGGCTGCGCGAGGAAAATAGAAAGTTCTTCTTTTGTGAGATAGCCAACCAAAGCAGGCGGTGGTTTTCGGTATCGAATCCTCTCCACGTCAGCTTGTATTGCAATTACGCGCAGATCTACAATGCCGCCATACCGCACAAAAGAGCGTATTGCGGCAAGCCTTTGCAGCTGTGTTTGTCTGCTGCAGTTCCTGACTTTCTCCAACCAGTCCACGAATTCCTGTATGTTTTGGCGGGTGAAATGGCTCCAGCTTACTCGTTGTCTGGGAATATCTTTTGTGCCTTCCAAAAACGTAAAAAACAGATTCAGAGCATCCTCATAGGATTTTACCGTATTAGAACTGCAGCTTCGGTTTTTCACAAGATAAACATTCAGAAACGAACTTACAACCGTAAAAAACTGAGCATCCTTAACCTTCATCATGCACCTCCGGAAGCAATTTTTCCCATGCAGTACGGTCTACTGTTCCAACACGCTCATAAAAATCAGGAACCATGTGGACATAGTAAAGCGTATCTTCATAACGGGCGTGTCCCATGTATGCGGAGAGAAACGGCAGCATTGCATCAATATCACGGCCTTCTCGCATCCAACGACAGATACATTCCGTTGCAAAAGTATGTCTGAAATCATAGACCCTAGGTTTGGGTCCCTCAAACTCAGTAATCCCGGCCATACTGAAGCATCTCCAAAACATTTCTTCTGTCCAAAGCTTCGTATACGGCCCATCCCCATCGTATCTCGGAAAGAAATAGTCGCTGTCAGGGTGAATTTCTGAAATTAAAGCGAAATAGTTCCTCATAACCTGCAGCAAATCATCTGCAACTGCAACGACACGGTCTTTGTGCCCTTTGGATTCCACAATGTAGACAGCGCCGCGAACCAAGTCCACATTTTCCTTCTTGAGAAGTCTCGCTTCTGCGGGCCGCAATCCGCAGCAATACAGCAATCTGTAAAATACCGGGATAACAAGATGTCTGGCTGGAGCTTTCTCGTGAGGCCGAAAGCTGTCAGCACCGTGGAAGAACGCTTTCATCTCCGCTTCATTGAAGATATGTGGAACATACCTAGGACCTTTGCTGGTCATGGATATGGGAATCATATATGCTTCTGTTCCAACAGCCCGAAGGTACTTTGCAAACTCCCGTATGACCATAATGCGATTTCGGTGGCCTGCTGTGTTTTCCGTATCTCGTTTCTCCAGCCATGCAAGTGCGAGTTCACGATCCAGACAATCTTTTTCAGGAAACCTTTCTACACAGAAATCGTCAAACCTCCCTAGAATACGGATACTCTCATCGTAAGGAAAACCAAGACTGTTCTTGTAGCCTACAAAGGCGCGAATCTGTTCTCCAAAACGGCTTTTCAAAGATGGTCTTGTCATAACAGGGCCTCCTGTGCAATTGGAATTGCAGAAATAGTACCTGCGCACACTTTTAATTTCTCTAGGGATGACGCGGTATATTGGCGCAAGGACACAGACGACGAGTGTCCTAGAATATCGCAGATTAGGGGCGCAGGAATATTTGCTTCCAGCAATTGTCTTCCCATTCCTCGCCGGAAAGCATGCGGCCCATTCATCTTCCGGTCCTTTCCCAATGCAATGTGTGCATATTTTGCAATCACCGTCCATATACTTCCAATCTTTGTATAGGGGCGCAGTACCCGCAAAAATATATACTCAGACTTGCACTTGGGCCGGGCATGGAGAATGTAATCGGCAATCGCATTTCCAGTTTTTGTATCAAGCGGTAAGGATACAGGGATGTTTGTTTTCTCTTGTACCAGACGCAGTTCGCAGGCGTCCCAGTCAATACTGTCAAACTTCAGGTTTACAATGTCACAGCCGCGTAAGCCAGTTGTGTACGCAAGCATAATCATTGCATAATCTCGCATCCCCATTGCACTGCTGCGATTTATTGCAGAGAAAATCTTTTGGGCATCTTCGTGAGTGTATCCTACATAAACACGCCGACGTTTTGCAGCAGAAAATACCAGCGCTGGTGAGATATCGGGCAGCTCAGGATGTTTTTCGGCCATGAATCGCGCAAAGGAACGCATACTTCCGGTTAAATTAAATATACCAAGAGGAAATGTTTCTGAAATCTTTGCCAGACATCTGGTGACATCTGGCAAGGTGATCTCAGCATAGCGGTATATCCCCAAAGTGGCTATGGTACGGAAAAACGTCCGAACCGATGAAAGATAAAACTGGCGGGAGCCTTCTTTCAAATAGTTTTCATTGTCCATATACAGTTGGTATTGCGAGAGCAGATTTTCAAACTCTGGCAGAGCGCAGGCAAAATTATATTTTCTTAATTTCTGCTGAGACACCTGTCCGGTCGAGAGATATTCCTCGATCCAATGGGCAGCTTTGCGCATCGTCTGAAAGGATGCCTTTTGTATTGCTCCGTTCACAAAATTTTCTTGTACCGTTTTTACGAAAAGGGCAAGCGTTTCTGGAGAGTAGGACTCTTCACCGCGAGAAATGAAGAAGTTCAAGATAGCGCCAAATCCACAATAGATATAATTGGTCTTTGTCTTATCGGATAGTTCCAACTGCATGACGGCATCTCTGGTTCTACAGATAATGTCTATTACCTTCATGGAATTGCTCGGATTGCAGGAAATGGCTTGAAACAATGGGTTGTGTTCAGCCTCCCAAGGCCGTATAGGTTCATCCTGAATTTTTCCATACTCCGCCATTTGGTCGAGATAAACTGCGGCACGCCGAGTTATGCCCCACTGGTAGTGCGGCAATGTTCCGGATTCCTGTTTAGCACGTTCCTGCCAGACAAAATTTTGAACCGTCTCTTTGGAATACAATATCTGACCTTTGCCCAAACAATGCTTTACAATCCGTCGAGTTCCATACCTCTCAAACTCATGTACCGTTTTGGCCTTGAGGCCGCGTCCGCTTAAGGCATCTAATACACGCGCAGAAAGGACTGTGATTTCAATTTTGTTCACACTAATACACCTCACAATGTTGATTCGGATTACAATCCGTAGCAACATTATAGCAGGTGCCATCTTCAAAATATTATCCCGAAGTTTTTATGCAGAAATCCTTGCGCTGCAAGGATTCCCGGCTGGGCTTCGGGATTCTTATTTTATTCGGGATAAGGTTGGTTATCCTGAATTTCGGAATAACCAGGCCCTTTCCATTGCCGGAAAACGGGCAGGGCTTGCCGGGGCGCGTTCCGGCCTGTATATGGAGCAAATACGGATTATCAAGGAGATGAGAGAACGTGACATGGCAAGCGGGCGAACAGGTGAGTTTGTGCGACCTCGGTATATGGTCTGGGAAAATGTCCCCGGAGCCTTCAGCTCCAATAGAGGAAAAGACTTCGCAGCCGTCCTCGAAGAAGCCATCCGCATCGCAGAACCGGAAGCCCCCGATATTGAAGTGCCTGAAAAAGGTTGGAACACCTGGGGGGGAGATACCACGATGAAATGGGAGGACGATGGAGCGTTGCGTGGCGAGTTCTCGATGCGCAACACTGGGGAGTCCCCCAACGTCGCCGTAGAATCGCGCTTGTCGCAGATTTTGGAGGCGACACCGCATGGGAAATATTGTTTAACCGGCAAAGCATGTCAGGGTATCCTGCGGAGAGCGGAGCGGAGGGGGAAGGCCCTGCCACCGGTGCTGAAAGCGGTGCTGGTGGAGCAGGCAAAGACGCCGGATCGGTGATATGCCTTCAAGGAAACGCAATCGACCGGGCTGATACCGCCGGATGCAACGGGAAAGGCTGGAAAGAAGATGTCTGCTATACGTTGAACACCATTGACCGTCCGGCGGTCTGCGCCGGTCTGGACTGTCTTACTCCGTGGGATTGCCAGAGCAAGCGGGTGTACAGCGAAGCCGGTGTGATGCCAACGTTGCCAGCCGGAGAAAACAGCGGCCAGAATCAGGAAGCCGTACTGTGCGCCGGGTTTAAGCTGGGGAACAGCGAACAGGCCCGGAGCATCGGATACGCAGAGGAACAGGCTCCTACGCTGAACGCAGAGTGCGGGGGGAATAAACCGGCGGTTCTGTGCCTGAACGATCAAGGCGGGAATGTGATGGGCGTGAGCCATGATGTTTCCGGGACGCTGAGAGCACAGGAGCATGGGCACCAGCCCTCCATTCTGGATATGAGCCACGCCTGCGACGTGATCCGGGACTGCGGCGAGGTAGCCCCCAGTCTGCAAGCCCGGATGGGAACCGGCGGCAACCAAATCCCACTGACGTACCAAATGCAGGGATTTGGCGATTACCGCGAGGGGGGCGTTGCAAGCAGCTGCAAGCAGAGAGATTTCAAGGACAGCACTGATCTTGTATGTTCCGTAGACTGCCGAAACTTTACAGAGGGCGGGGAAATCAACGGAACCTTGCAGGCAAAGGAAAGCGGAGGCCAAAGCCTGAACCTGAACAATACGGTCCGCCAAAACATGGTTGTTCGCCGTCTGACCCCCTTGGAGTGCGAACGGCTGCAAGGCTTCCCTGACCACTGGACCGACTTGGGCGAGTGGACGGACAGCAGGGGCAAGCGCCACAAGGACGCGGACAGCCCCCGGTATAAGGCACTGGGCAACTCCATCGCCCTGCCGCCGTGGAAATGGCTGTTGAAACGGCTGTGCGGCAACTACGAGCGTGATGCCACAATGGCGAGTTTGTTCGATGGAATAGGCGGGTTCCCTTTGGTTTGGGAGCAACTGAACGGACGCGGTACGTGCCTGTGGGCCAGCGAGATCGAAGAGTTCCCCATCGCCGTGACCAAACGGCGGTTCGGCACGTTAGAGAAACCGGGAGACATGGGGCGCTTTTTGTTCCCGTGCGGAAAGGATGAATTATGAGAGATACAAACCTCGTAAATGCGCTGCGCGAGCACACGGAATGGGCGCGGGCAAATGAGTGGGAAACGCCGATCACGCTGGGTGACGATCTGGCGGAAGCCGCAGACCGGATCGAAGCACAGGCAAAAGAGATTGACGCACTGCGGAACGAACTGTGCCTGAAATGCGGGAACTACACGCTGGCCCATGAGGGGGCCTGCAACGGATGCCGGTGGAGGAGGGAGGAAAGAACATGACGAAGCGTTTTTGTGATCTTTGCGGAAAAGAAATACACAATCTTCAGGAAACTTATAGGGTCTGCGTGGAGAGCAACGCAAGCATCTACGACAGCAACCCGGACATAGTGAATGTCATAGTGGATGTGGGGGAAATATGCCCTGCCTGCGCGAAGCGTATCCACCAGACTGTGCAAGAGCTGAAACAGGAGGGCTGACAATGACACTAACTGAGATGTTTACAATTTGTGATTCGTGCGTATATGCGCCATGTCTTTGTGGGAATGACCCTGAGAACTGCGTGGCGTATGTGAGGAGGACTTCTGACAATGGCTGAATACATTGAGCGCAGCGCGGCGATTGAAGCTGCAAAGCACGCGTGGGCAAAAGGGCTTGAGCCGTCGCAGTATATTGAGGCCCTGCCTGCCGCCGACGTGGCCCCGGTGGTGCATGGAGCGTGGCAAGTAACAGACAGATTTAAGGCCTGCAGCGTATGCGGATATGCTTTTGCTCGATTATTGCCAGACAAATACTGCCCCCACTGCGGGGCCAAGATGGACGGAGGTGCTGACAATGGCTGAATACATCAAGCGAAAAGCTGTGATTGATCTAATCACACGTCGGTACGAAAATCCAGAAATCTGCACGCAGGAGATCAACAGTATTCCCGCCGCTGACGTTGCCCCAGTGGTGCATACAAGGTGGGCGCATCTTGGCGGGGACGAGTGGTGCTGCTCTGCGTGTGGCTTTGTCATCACCACTGAGGGCAGTTGGGATAAGCCTACCAAAAAATACTGCGAGGATTGCGGCGCGAAGATGGACGGAGGTGCTGACCATGAGGCTGATTGATGCGGACACAATCCTGAAAGCAGACGAAAATTCCGATAAAGCGCTTGTTTTGGGAAGCGGGAAAGCTTTGGAGATAGCTTATGCCTTGCTAAAAAAGAAGGTGGCAGACGCCCCCACCGTGGATGCCGTGCCGGTGACGCGGTGCGAGGGCTGCAAGCATTTGCGCGTGTGGAACCGAAAAGATATATACGCATTTTGCCCAAAAACAAACATCGTGTTTTTGCCATTTGATAAGGACACAAGGACATTCTTTTGCAGCTACGGCGAGAGGAAGGACGGAGGGACTGAATGAAACTGAAAGACTGGCTGATGATAGTCTTTTGGACGCTGGTTATAGCCGCTGCCATTGCGTTTATCGTGTTTTATTTCAAAAGCATTTTGACCGCCGACATCCCCCTGTGGCTGAAACTGTACTTGTTGGGGGGGAGGTAAGCTATGGAGGATCGGGACAAAAAACTTCTGAAAACCTATGCGGAGAACAACATGAACGTGAGGGAGACCGGCAATGCGGTTTACCTGCACTATAACTCCATCCGCTACCGCTTTCGGCTCATTCAGCGGGAAACCGGACTGAACCCACGGAATTTCTACGATCTGGAAAAGCTGTTAGCCATGATAGACGCGCAGGGGTCCTGACCCCCTGCATCGGTAGGTCAAAGGGGAGGGGCACTTCATAAAGGAGGCCCAATATGAAATACCGATACACCGTCCAGCAGCTCCAAAAGATGGAGCAGTGCCGCTATCTCACCGACCGGGAGCGGCGCGTGTTCAATCTTGTTTGCCGCCGTGGCTGGGCGATCGAAGATGCGGCGGCAGAACTGTACCTGTCCCGTTCCTCCGTAAACGCCTGTCTACACTCCATCCGGGATAAAGCAGGCATATCCCGCCCAAACAAAAAACATCCATAAGCCATGACAAGCGGTGTCCTGTGGTACGGTAACCATAGAGCACCGCTTGTTTTGCGCGCGGAAACAGGGGGTGTATTTTTAGAGAAGGAGGAATCTCTCTATGGCTGAATTTGCAAGCAAGGGCGTCGCAGGCACTGCTCTCGGCACCGGCATTGCCGGTCTGTTTCTGGGCGTCCTGAACTCTCTGGGCGGTCTCGGCGGGATGCTGCTGGGCAATCGCGTCATCCCCTTTGCCGCTGGTATGGCGGCGGAGGCCGGATGCAGCGAGAACCACACGGTGAACCGCTACGAGCTGTCCATGGTGCAGGAGAACGCCAAACTCCGCAGCGACATTGCCCTGCGGGATGCCAACACCTACCAGGACCAGAAGATGTTGGAGATGTACAAGTACATCGACGGCAAGCTGGGCGAGGTGCATGGTGTGCTGGCTTCTCAGGCGGTCAACAATCAGGCCACCAAGGACAGCTTCCAGCTGCTGCAGGAGCGTGTGGACTGCTGCAAGAACGAGCTGTGCGGGGCCATTTCCCGGGAGCGTGACGAGCGGAAGTGCGCTGACAACACCATCGTAACTTACACGAACGCCACCTTTTATCCCAAAATGGTCGCGGACATCACCACCGGCACCGGCACCACGCCCCAGTCCACCTATAACCCCCTCCCCGTCTCCACCTGCGACTGCAACTGCGGTCGCTAAGAGGCGAAGAGGGAAGAAGAGAGGGGCATAGCGCCCCTCTCTCCCGTCATTGGAGGAATCTATGGTAACATTGGAACAGATCAAGCAGGGCACTGCCCGCTATGTGGATGAGGAATTCACCGGCAAGCTCACCGGCTGGCAGAAATGGGCCGTTGGTGCCGGGGCCGCTATGGCCCTTGGCAATCTGGATGCCAGCTTTTCCGCCCTCCGGGAGCATCCCGCCATGAAGCCCCTCGGCGTCTTTGACGAGGCGGGGAACGTAGATATTGACAAGATCTACACCTGCCTGAAAACCGAAGCCGCCAAAGGCCCCGTCACCACCAATATCCCCCTGATTGGGAACGTCACGCTGAATGAAACGGATGTGGACAAGCTCTACACCCTGATCAAGCAGAGTTAGGAGGCTCTTATGCACGAGATCAAACACTTGGCCGAAGGGATCCGGGAAGAACTGGACGATGCCGAGAAGTACGCCCGTGAGGCCGTCAAGCACGCCGGGGAGGACCCGGAGGACGCCAGCACCTACGCCGACCTCAGCCGTCAGGAGCTGGGCCATGCCAATCGGCTCCACGAAATGGCCGTTCGCCATATCGAAAAGGCGAAGGACGCCGGTCTCCATCCCACGGAGGCCATGCAGGCCGTCTGGGACTGGGAGCATGAGCGGATGCTGGACCGCACCGCCCACGTGAAAACGCTCCTGTCCATGATGTAAAAGCTAAAGAAACACCCCCGCCGGAAGGCGGGGGTGTTTTCTTACTTATAGGGGTTCTTGGCGTTGGTGGTGCAGATAATGTCCCACAGATCCGCCCGGTTTTCTTGACCGGCAAGGGCAGTGCTGGCCTCCGCCTTGCTGATTGTTCCATTGCCGTTTGTATCGGCCTTGTCTTTCATGGAGAAATACTCCTTGGGGGAAAGTCCGGCATCATGCGCCTGCTTTACCTTCTCGTAGGCTTTCCCGCTCATTTTCTCGCTGCCGTACTTCTGGTACAGGGCCAGAAATTCTCCGGTGGATACGCCAATGTCCCGCTTGGACGTTTTGGCGTTCTCAATCCACTTGGCGCTGGGCTCATACTTGGGGTCCACCTGCTGACGGGCCGTTTCTCTGGCGTACTTGTAGACGTTCTGGATGTAATCCACCTTTTCCGCATTGCTCATGGACTTGTAGGCGGGCAGCTTCACCGCCGCTTCCACCAGCTCCTTCCGCGTCTGGCCCATGGCCTTGGCGTATCGGGTGTATTCCTCACCGGTCAGGGTCCGGGTCTCGCCCTTCACCGTATAGGACTTCTCCGCCGCCGCCGGATAAACGGTGCTGTCTCCGGTGGCCTTCGCCAGCCGCCGGATCTCCTGCGTGGCGGGGCTGTTGTCCTGCGCTTTCAGGAAGCCGGGGGAGAGGAAAGACTGGAACACCCGCTCCGGTGCGGAGCCGTTGGAGACCTCGTTGCCCCACATATCCACCATGGGCTGAAGCTGATTCCGTGCGCCGGGGACCTTCTTCGCCGCCCCCTGCAAGAAATAGTTCACGTCAGAGGCTACCTGCCCGGAACCCTTCTCCACATAGCTTTTGCGCACCGTATCATCAAATACGGAGGCAACCTTGCTGCCGATGGTGGGGATATACTGTCCGGCGTAGCTGCTGGCCGCCCGGTCAATGAGGTACATAGGCTTGCTCTTGGCATAGCTGATGTTGGAAACCAAATCATTCAGGGAGGACAGCATGGAGGTCTCCAGCACAACGTCCTGCATCCCCAGCAGAGAATCTACCAGCGCGTCGAAGGTGCCGCCGCCCTTCTGAACGGATTCCATGATGGCAGCACCAGCAAACAGGGGCATTGCCGCAGGAACCGCCCAGTCCAGCGTGTAGGATCTGTCCCCGATCTGAATAGCATAATCCTGCCCGCCCATGGACTTCTCAAAGGCTTCCTCCTTGTCATCGTCACCGGCCCGGACATGGAGCAGTCCCTCCGCTGCCAGATAAGCGCCCAGCGCCAGAATACCGGTGCCGGTAAGACCGGATGCAATGGAATCCACGGCGTCCGCCGCCGTGCATTTCCCGGACTTCACGTCCAACATGGCTTCCTTCACGCCCTTGGCAAGCCCCACAGGGCTGTAATCAAGGCCCGTGGTCAGGATATTGGCCGGGGTCTTGCGGAAGGGGAACAGGGCGTCCGCCACGAAGGAACCTGCCCGTTTTACCGGGTTATCCCCCTCATAGCGGCCAAACTGAGACAGCGCCTCGGAAAGCGCCGTGGTGTTGCGGTAGGTAGCCTTCTGCGCTTCCTCAATGGCGTAGGCCCGTGCCGCCTCCACGTCTGCGGCTCTGGTGCCCGCGTGGGCCTCTGCCGCCGTCACGCCCTTGGCTTGCAGTGCTTGGGCGAAGCTGTCCACATAGGCGCTCCGGTTGAAGATCACGTCCTCATAGTCAAGGGCGCGGCTATTCAGGCCTCCGATGCCCTGCACGGCACGGGAGAGAACGTCCTCCCCCCTGAACATTTTCCGCTTGCTCTGGATCTCCCGCTCAATGCCCACTGCCGTGGCATCGGAATACTTCCCGCTGCCCATAGCCGCGCTCTGGTCTGTCTCATACTGGCCCTTGGCAAAGGCTTTCAGATCCTTGTCAACATTCACGGCCTTTGTCCGCTGAGAGGGGTCCTTGATGACCGCCCGCTCGATTGCGGTCCCGATGCCGTCCTTGATCTTTCGTGCGCCGAACTGAATGGCATTGCCCATGATGTTGCGGATGTGGGTGGTGGGATTGGTCAGCATGGAGGTGTACCGCCAGAAATTGGCCTTCTCCCGGAACGTACTGGGGATCTGGTCTGCAATGGAGGTGGTGATGGCGTCCCACGCCGCCGCCCGCTCCGCGTCCGTCTCTGCCATCAGGTAGTTGGTTGCCAGCTCGTCAGAGAGGGTGAAGCCCGTCACCTTGTCGATGTAGTCCACCCGTGCGCCTTCCACGTCTCCGCTGTCTGGGGTGTTCTGCCGGGGTGCCCGGTTCTGCCGTGCCGCCCGGTCATTCATTTTGTCTACCAGCCGCCGCAGCGTCAGCAGACGGCCCTCCGGCGTCAACCGGTTCATCAAATTCATGGCCTGCACCATCTGTGCGCTGTCATGGGCCGCGTCCGCAATGGCCGTTGCCAGCTCAAAGGCGGCCTTGTGGTCTCCTTCGGAAATGGCAAGGTTGTAGGCGCTGATGGCCTCGGCGGTGTCCGCCTTGGTGATCCGCTGTCCCAGCTCCGCCTTGGCGATGAAGCTGCTCGCCACCTCGCGCCAGCCGTCCCGCACAATCTTGGCCTGCGCCTGCTGCACGGCGCTCCGGTCCGTCACCACGTCATAGTCGAACGCGCCGCCTGCAATGGCGTTTTCATACACGGTTGCCATTTCCGGGGAGGTCATGGGGCTATTGAGAATGGTGGAGACCGTTTTCTCCACGTTCCGCCCGGTGTCAGGGTTCACAACGGGGACCTCAGAGGGTGCCCGCCGCTGGTTTGCCTGGATGCGCTGTGCGCTGTTGGGGTTGACCGGGTAAAACTCATCACTCTTGGCCTGCATGGTGTCAAAGGGCGTGTTCACCGCACCCGCCACGGCATCCCCCGGCGTGTCGAAAGCATCCACATCCTCTAAGCCGCGGCCCTGCGCCTGCTCGCCCGCGCCCAAAATGCTCTGCTTGGCGGTGAGATACCCGCTGTTAGGTCCCACTTGTTCGCCGGTCATGGTGGTGTAGCCGTGGGAAAGCATATCGTCCAGAATCAGCTCCACCCGCTTGGCCGCCGCCACGTTCTCCTGCCCGTGGTTCGTTACAATGCGTTCCGCTGCATCAATGATGCTGTCACGGGAGAGGCCGGTTTCGTCCATGGCTTGTCGCAGGTGGGGCGAGGTCTGCGCCGCCTGCTGGACGGCGTTGCCCTCCATGGTCCGCTCATAACGGCGGCTCATGGGCTGCTGGAGGGAGAGGTCTGCATCCGCGATCAGGGCGTTGGCCGCTTCCTGATAATAGCGGTGCAGCTCCGGGTGGTCGAACTGGAAAGCGTTCACGTCTCTGCCGCCCACCGTCTCCATCCGCCGCCGGTCGATGTGCTGCTCCGGGTCGATCTGGAACACCTTGCCGGTGGCGTCCATGCCTACGGTGCCTTCCTCGTTGGCCCGGAAAATGGCGTCCTGCTGGGCCTCCGTCATGGTATTTAGGTCAGCCCGCTTTCTCCCGAACAGAACCTCGGAGAGCACGTCCACTGGCTCAGAAGCCGTTTGCGTGCCCTCTGCGGCGTTTGCGGGGGTGGGGGTATAAGTACCCTCCCGCACCTCCGGGCGTACCTCCTGCGTAGGCTGTGCGTCCGCCTGACTGCTTCCACGCTGTCGGATAACGTCAACGCCTGCGCCGATGCCGCCCATGGCAGCGCCCACCGCCGCGTCATACAGCGCCTCACTGAGATCAAACCGGGCAGAGGGGTCATAGGTGGCCCGCTGCAAAAAGGGCTGGGCATAATCTTCCAGAAATTCTTCGCCACCCTCGGAGATCATGGAGAGGGCCAGCCTCCCGGCGGGACGCTTGGCAAGGTCGCTCATGACCTGAACGGCTGTGTTTTCGCCAAATTTGGCGATTAACTTGCTGGCTGCCTTCTCCGCGAGGCCGCGCCCAAACGCCTTCTGAAACAGCTTAGAAGCGTTGGAAATTTTCTCTGTTCCAAGGCTCAGAGCGCCGCTCCCCAGTCCGTAGGCAAGCTGCTGGCCATAGGTGGCCCCGGCCTGTCTGGCCCGCTGGGCGCTGCTTCCGGCGGAACGGGCCGTCATCAGGGCAAGACCGGCACCGGGGATCACAGCGCTGGCCGCCACGTCCCCCGCCATCTGTACACCCTGAACGCCCAGATCCACGGCGAACTGGCCCACCGGACCAAGCCCTTTCTTGGCCTGCGCCACATCCGCAGCGGAGCTTTGGGACAGGAGGTCCGCCTTCTGATACGCCTTGTCCGCCACTGCCTTGTCGGACCGCTCTACCGCTTTGGTGTAGCCCTCATGGGCCGCGATCCGCCGCTTGGCGCTGGCAAGGTAGCCCTGCACCTGCTTCACGTCCGCCGCTGTCATGGCCTTGCCGTTGGCCCACTTCACGTCCCGGAGCATCTTTTCATACCGCTTCACCGCGTCATGGTCGCTTTGCAGGGAATCCCCGGCGTTCTGGTTGGCGATCCGTGTATTCAGCTTCCCTGCCCCCTCTGCCAGCACACCGCCCAGATTCGTAAAGGCGGAACCGGCGGACTTCGCCGCGCCGGAGATCACCTTCCCCACGCGCCCGTTATCCAAAGAGGGGGGCGTGGTGCCGCCGGTCCGCACGTCTGCCAGCAGGCGGCTGTTGGGGCGGCTGTTCCCGGTGCTGGCGTTCTCCATAGGCCGGGGGGAGACAGAAGGCGTAACGGCCTTCGTCTCCTTGGCCTTCCGCGTCTCTGTCCGCTTGCCGTAGGCTACAAGGTTCGGCATCTGAACGCCGCCGCTGTTATTCTGTGTTTTGTTGACCCGCTCGCCGTAGGCGACCAGATCCGGCATCTTTACCGCCATCGTATAGCCTCCTTACCCGAATAGATCGGAAAGCTCTTGCTGCTGTGCCTCTGTCAGACTGTTCCAGTTGGATTTCAGGTAGTTCTGCGCCTTTGCGTAGTTGCCCTGAGACATATAGCCCGTGATTGTTCTGCGGATGTTTCCGTAGTTGCTGCTGCCGCCGCTGCCGTTGCTGCCGCCGCCCTGATACTTCGCCCATGCCTGGTCAGCCGTCAGTCCGCCTGCGGCCTTCTTGGAGTTGGCCCCCCACTTGCCATCCTGAGACACGCCGTAGTATTTCTGGAGCTGCTTCACTTGCTGATTGGTCAGGGAGCCGTTGGAGTAGCTGCCCCTCTTTTTGCCGGTGCTGCCGCCGCCGGAGGAACCGCCGGACGTCAGCTTTCCGGTGCCGTACAGGGAATCATAGGCCCCCTGCCCGTAGTAGTAATCGAAGGCGGAGATCACGTCATCCGTCACGATGCCGTTTTTCAGTGCGGACTGCACCTGACTGGCAGTCAGCGTCGGCTTTACCACTGTGCTGCCGCCGGAAGAACCGGAGCCGGAGCCGCCGGTCTGCCCGCCGTACTTGGCGTAGAGATTCTGCTGCCGGACGTATTCCTCATACAGGGCGTTTGCCAGTTCCGCGTCTCCCGTTGCCTCTGCCTTGGCAATGGCGTTCCGGTACTCCGTGTCCAGCTGGCTCCGCTGGAGGTCGATCTCCGCCGTCTTTTCCGCCTGCTCCCGGTCGATCTGGGAAAGGTTCTGCTGGAGCACAACATCCTGTGCCAGCGCCGCCTGCCCGGTGGTGCCGGTGTTCAGGCCGTTTGCCACCGCCATCTCCTGAAACGCGCCCCGGCTCAGGGCGTTCTGGTTGGCCGCGCTGTTCCGGGCAATGTCATACACCGGTGCGATCTGCGCACGGCTGGCGTCCAGTGTGGCGGTGTTCTGCTCGTAGGCGGATTTCAGCGCCGCCAGCTCCGCCGCCACCTTCTTGGCGTACAGCTCTTTTAGATAGTCGTTGCCGTCCCCAATGTCAAAGCTCGTTCCGGCCTGCGCCGTGAAATTACTCGCCGGGGTGCTGCCCGCGTTGATGTCCGTGACCCGCTGCTGACCGTATGCCGGAGTACCGGCCTGCGTGCCGCCGTTCGCCGCCAGATAGTCCCCGAAGGACTGCACCTTGCCATTTACCTGTGCGGAGGGGGAGGTGTCCGTCCCCATGAGATACCGGTAATAGTCCAGTTCTGCGCTCTCCGGGCTGGTGGAAAGGCCCAGCTGCTTCCGGCGGTCATTCACGCGGGATAAGGCGCCGTTGTCTGTCACATAGCCGCTCTTGTCGATGGTGTAGCCATATCCGGCACGGATGGCGTTGGCTGCGGCGTTGGCCTGATCTCCGGTGATCTCGCCCCGCTGCAAGCGATTGCGGATGTCCTGAATCTTGGAGCGGTCCAGTGCGGACATCATCTCATTATCCGTCCACGCGCCGCTCTTGTTGTAGCTGCCATTCCCGGCGTTGATATCCTGATGGGGGGTATAGTCTGCCACGCCTTTGGACGCCTTGTAGGCATAGCCGTCATCGTCATAGGACACAGTGTAGCCGTTGGAAATAAGTGTGCGCCCAGCCAAATCTTGGCGGCGGCTCATATCAGGCCCTACCTGATAGGTCACACCGCCCTGCTTATAGTTCTTCACCTCGGAATTGCTGGTGGGCATCCCGTAAACGCCGCCACCGTTGTCCGTGCGGGTGTATTCCACGCCCTTGTAGCTGCCCTTCGAACCACCGCCGGAGGAGTTGTTGCCCCGGTCGCTGTTATATTCGTTTCCATACCGTCCGCCGGAATATCCGGCATTGCCACGGATGCTTTCTGCCGCCTTGTGAGCGTCAGCCCACGACATTTCGCCCCGCTGTGCTTTGGACGTTACATCCGCAATGCGGTCTTGGTCCTTCTGAGATAGGTTTTTCTTATCGTATTCAGAAACTGCCATACTTGGCCCTCCTTATCCTTTCCAGTCTGCCTTGGCCTCTCTCACGTCGATATGGCAAAAGCTGTCATAGACCCCCACGCCGCCCCAATCCGGCATCAGCTGGCGCGCATAAGCCGCCACCTGCGCCGGGGTCTTGCCCCGTACCACAATGTCAGCCGCCGTGCCGTAGCAGTGCTGGCTGTGAGCCACACCGCCTACCTTGGCGTTGTACTGGGGTGTGCGGTAGCCGCTGTTGATGGTCACAGCCGCGCAAAAGTGACTGCGGAGGCTCTGCAAGACCATTACCAACCGAGGCGCTACCAGCACGGCATCGGAGCCGTCCTTGCTGGCAAATTCTTTCACTTTAAAGTTTGTGGACAGCTTCTTATCGCCGTCCTTCGCCTTGGAATAGGCGTTGATCTCAACCATGGGTTTCTCTCCTTCCGGCTCACACGCATCCCCGCTTTTCAGTTTCCAGACGAGGAAGAACGGGATCACCCGCCCGTCCCCGGTAAAGCCCTTGCCTGTCGAATCCATGAAGCAGGTAGACCCGCCTCCGTCCATCATGATGGCGTTGTCCCAGCCGGACGCGGCCAGCAGGTCACGAAGCTGTTCCGGCGTCCGCCGGTTCTTGCTCACATAGTAGGCGAACCGCCCGTTCTTGGTGCCGATGGCCGTTCGGGGAGCGCGGTACTTCATATCCGCTCCGCAGTGGATGGGGTTGATCTTCTTTCCTCCGATGATAAGGTGGACGCACTCCATGTAATTCCGGTCCCCATTGGGCGCGGTTTTCACGCCGAAATCTACTGGGGTGTTCCAGCTGATGGCCCACGCCCGGTAATTGGGGGCCTTGTAGACCTTGCCGTCTGCTTTCAGGTGGCAGGCGGGCTGCTGATTCCGCAGAAAAATGGAACCATTGCAGATAGCGTCCCCGCCCGCCTCCGCCAGCATCTTCTTCAGGTTGGCCGTGGTGGAGCGGAGACGCCGCTTATTGAAATAGATCTTCAAAAATTGGAGATCGGAGAGCGGGACAGTGCCCGCTCTCGTGCTCATGTGTGAGCCTCCGTATTCTGTTTCCCCTGATCGCTTGCCTGACGAATGGCGTCCAGCATATTCTTGATGAAGGCGGGGTAGGGGACCCCCATAATGGCGGTATTCTCCAAAATCGACAGGCCCTCGTTTGCGATGAAAAACATACACACTGCGTCACGGGCAAAGTCGCTGGATGTGGCCTGATCCAATAATGCCCCCATCCATACCAGCGCCAGCATGACGCACTTCTTCGCCAACCCCTTGAACCCGGCGTCGGAACTCAGCGCCCCGGTGCCGCTCTTGCTGGACTTATGCCAGATGGCCGCTACCATCCAGCCGGTGGCGTAGTCCAGCACCATGAAACAGATCAGCACTTTCAGCGCCATATCCCAGCCCCCCAGAGCCTGCGCGATGGCAGAGCCGGTCGCAGCCAGCACCGCCAACACCGTATTTTTGATGTGTAAAGCGTTCATAGTGTACCTCCTTTTGGTGGTCACACGCGCACGGCCTTCTCAGGATGACCGCCCTCGTCCCACGTAATATCGTAGGTGCCCTCCGGGGTTTCCACCCGCACGGTCTGACCGGCCTTCGTGACATCGTACCGCATATAGTCATGCAGATGGCGCACGTCGGCGGGTTCGGTCTCCGCAGGGATGAAGCCCTCGGCCATTTCCGCCTCGGTCCAACCGGCCACGGAGCCGTCGGGATTCAGGTGGAAGTTGGCACCCGCCGCTTTCAGCTCGGCATTGATGGCCTCGATGGTTTTGCCACTCTTGCAGCCCTCGTTGATGATCTCGGCAAACTTCTTCTCCATAGTGTTTCTCCTTTCAATTTTGCGGTTGTCTGTGCAACCGTTTCAAATTAAATCCGACTTGCTTTCGTGCAAGTCAAAAGTCCGACTTGGTTTCGTGCGGGTTAAAATTCAGGCCATTGTCTCTCGCAGATTGGGCAAACCCACCGTCCCTCCGGCACAATGGCTCCGCATATCACGCAATAGTCCATGGTCAGTCAGTGGTCTTGGTGTATTTGAGCAAGGCGATAGCATGCTCCGAGGTTGTCCAGTACCCATATGTTGAGATATGAATATTTGTTGGGTCTGTCGCTATAGTTATGCTATCCCCACCTAAACCCTCTGAACCCTTGAAAATGCCATTGGCGATATAAACGCCTGACTGCGCTGTCGCTGAAATAAAATTCTTAACCCCAGATATTCCGTGGGGCGTTGCCCATGTCGTATTTGTTTGAGGGGTGCCACAATCCACCGTCTTGACATAAACCGGCTTGCCCAGATACCGCTCAGTTGTGCGGTACTCTACGCCCAGTTCCATGGGAGGATTACTCCATTCGACTGGCCGCCACACCCCATTATCCTTTAACATTCGCCACAATCCATTGGTAGTGCCTCTCGGTTCGGGCGAAATGCCAATCAGTGATGCGCTTGTACCTAATAGTTTTGATAGAACGGCAACGATATTCCCGGCCCCAGAATATTGGCCCGTTGAAGCTGGGCCACGTGTATAAATAAGTTGTGATGTTCCGTCTGGCATATCGGCAAGTAACGCATCAAGCTTGCCACAGTATGTTTCATAGGTATCTTCACTATCGGATGCGAGTACACCTTTTAAGGTGTCGCCCCACCCAAAACCGCCAGGAGCGGCGTTGATATTCGTACGGGCCTGCGCCTTCTGCTCGTCACTGAGCGTCTGCGCCGCGTCGTAGCGGACGGAACCGGAAATGTCCCCGGCGTTCAGAGTGATGTTGCCAGCGTCATCCGGCGTCTTACCATTGATGTTGGCGGGGTATCCTCTTGGCCCTTGTGGGCCTTCCGGCCCTTGAATTCCCTGCTCGCCTTGCGGACCTTGCGTGCCCTGGACGCCCTGCGGACCTTGCGTGCCCTGAATACCCTGAATTCCCTGTTCGCCCTGAATTCCCTGTTCACCCTGCGGACCTCTGATTGGGCCGATATTGCTCCATAATTTTCGGTCTACATCCCAGTTGTAGATGGTATTGCTCTCTGCTGTACCAACAGCGTATGCGTCCCCCTCTGCACCGGTCGGATGCGCGGCGTTCAGCTCCGCCAAAGAAGCATACATAGCTTTGATCGTGAAGCTGCGGCCATCGGCGCCATCGTTACCTTTGGGGCCTTGGGCACCGATAGGCCCCTGAATACCCTGTGCACCGGTAGCTCCGGCAGGCCCTTGCAGACCTTGGGGACCCTGAATCCCCTGAATACCCTGCGGGCCTCGGATGTTCCGGCTGGCCGGAACCGTGGTAGTAGGCTCCTGAATGCTCCACGAGATTACGCCGTCATCGTTGATGCTGGGAACAAGCACCTGGCCCCGGTCGCCTTTCACGCCCTGGATACCCTGCGGCCCTTGTGCGCCAGTTGCGCCGGTTGCGCCGGTATCGCCCTTGATGCCGGCCACAACGGTCACGCCGTTCTGGTCTGTCACCGTGCCGTTGGTGAACTGCATCCGGCTCCGCTGGGGGAGGGCCTGTCCGTCCGGGCCGATAATCAGGTGGCCAGAAGAACCGGTTGCCTGCCAGGTATCGCCGTCCGTGCTGACCTCCAGCACCTTATCGCTGTTCAGCCGGATGTACTTGAATCCGGCCTTGTTCTGCGGCAGCAGCACCGCCGTTTCCACGCCCAGATTTTCCAGCGCCGGGATCAGGGTCTCGTTCATGTAGGTCTGAAGGGCCTTGCCGCCTTCGTCGAACTTGTTTTTCAGCTCGGCAGAGGTCATCCCGCCCACGTCATTAGGCTCATCGTCCAATGCCGCAATGATCGCCATGTTTTTGTTGAATTTCTCAATCGCCACAGGTTACACCTCCGTTTTCGGCACTTCGCCGGTCTCGTTGATTTTCCGTTGCAACTGGCCATATCCGGCCCCGCCCCGAATGGGGATGGCTTCCTCTTCGGTAACAGGCTGTTCGCCCTCTGCTCCCGGCTGACCACCCATCATGGCACGTTCCTGCTGCTGGAGGGCTTGGATCAGCGCCTCCTTGTCGGTGATCTGTCCAGCAGGCAGACGCTTCAGATACTCCACCGTGGAGATCTTGCCCTGCATCAGCAGGTTATCAAGGGTCTGCATGGCGGCGATTTCGCTCCAGTAGGAAGCCGCGCCCGCATCCAGTCCGATGGTGAAGGGAATCTCCTTCAGGATGGAGAAGTCAAAGGGAACCACCAATTTGCTGCTGTCATAGGGGTTGGAGATCTCCACATACCGCTCTCCGTAGTATTCGCCCATGAACTCCATGTAGATGCGGCCAAGATCCTCAATACTCTGCAAAAGGTTCTGCTTCGTCAGCTCCATAGGCGTTGCCGCCGCCCGCTGCAAGGCGATAATGGCGGAGGTGTTGTCCGGCCGGGTATCGCCCAGCGCCACGTCCGATGCGCCGAGGAACTTCTGCGTGTAGCTGATGGCAATGTCGATAAACTGGCTGATCTGGGGGGAGATGCTGGCCGGGTCAATGATCTTCGCCACGCCCTCCACGCTTCCGTTTACCGGGATAGCCCCGCCGATCTTGTTGGTCCATTTGGCTACCTTGGTGGAATCATATACCACCTTCGGATAGGCCAGTGTCATGAGGGAGATCATGGACATGGCAAACAGCTTATTCACAAAGATCTGGTTGGGCAGCAGACCGGTAATCATCGCCTGTCCGTGATAGCAGTCCTGCACATAGTCCCAGTTCATCCACGTCAGGGGATACAGCTTGATGCCGAGGTCCAGATCGCCCCGGATCTCCGCTTGCCGGGTGCACTCGTAGGCGTGGACGGTGCCGGTCTCGTCATCCTTCCACAGCCGGAGCAGCACCGTCACCTTGTTCCCGCTGCCGCTCATGGAATCCATGTAGTTGTTTCCGCAGTCCTTGTTGTCCGGCTGGATCTCGTCCGGGTCCTTGCCGTACCGCTTGGCTCGCTTCCGGGCTTCACTCAGCAGCATCCGCCGTTCCAGAATGATGTAGGGCTGGCTCTGCACGTCCCGGTTGTTGGGATTGCCGAACAAAACCTGCGTGTTCATCAGAACCTCTGTGCGGATGGCGCCCTTGCTGGCCTGCCCGGTCTCCGCCGTATCGTCCCAGTAGGTATACATACAGCCGTCACCGTCCACAGCGGCATTGCGGGTATACTCCCGGATGCGCCCGCCGATGCTGTTGTGCTCGAAGATGGACGCAAACTGATCGTTGAGAATGTCGGCCACCAGCTCCAAAGTCTGTGTATTCCGCTCTCCGCTGGAGGACATGGCCCGCGCCCATAGTTTCAGGTTGTCCGTGGAGATATTCGCCACGGAGAACAGCACCACTCGTTTCAGAAAGTTAAATACGGGGGTGGGGAGGCCGTTGCTCTGCACACCCTCCCACTGCTTACCAATGAAGAAATTTTCGTTGGTTTCCACGCAGTCATAGAGGTCAATGCCGCTGTTGAAGCTGATGCCCGCGTTGTATTCCTTGCCGACCCGCTCAGGGGTCATCGTCTGTTTGCTCATGGGTTCACCCCTTTATTTCACATTTCCGGTATAGCGGAGCTGCACGTCCGTCTCCAGAACCGTTGCGGTAGACGATGCCGATTTGCTCTTGAATACCAGCTTGTAGAAGGTGGCCTTCTTCACCTTCATCTTCACCCGCCGTACCTGCGGCTTTCGGTTGGTGCCGAAAGACCAGTGGGCGAAGTCCGCATGGGCAAAGGTGGCAAGGCCGGAGGACACGATTTTCTCCGGGTAGTCGCTGCGGCGGTTGGTCTCCACCGTCACATGCACCCGCGCGTTGCTCTCCGGCTGGATTGCCACGAAAATAAGCGGGCTGTATTTCAGCACCCAGTCCCGGTCAAAATCCATGGAGCCGGTAGCGGCGTAGGCGTCAATGTCCTTGCCGTCATCGTTCCGGTACTGCCGGGAAAGATGCACCACGCCGCCGTCAGGCCGGAAGCCGTAGGTCTCCAGCCCCACCTCCACCATGGCCCGGAAGCTCAATCCGGTGTAGAGATACCATGCGTCCGCGCCGTAGTTCAGGATCAGCGCCTTGTCTCCGTACATCCACCAGTATTCCTGTGCCGATTTCCGGTTGAAGGTCCGGGTCTCTGCCATATCAAAGCCTTGCAGCGTCACTTCTACCCGGTCGGAGATCCGTTCCGCGTTCCGCTCGTCAAAGGTGATATTGCCGCTGGTGGATACGCTCCGCCACCGGTACACCGCCTGATCGTCCAGAGTAAGGGGGTTGTTCTCCAGAATGTCCACCTGACCCGGAGCCTTGTTGCCGAACTGCCGGTTGACAGGGGTCACGTAAAACGCCGCCGTGGTGACGTCCGTAGCCGTTACCAGCGTGGAATAGCTCATGGAGTAGGTAGCGTCCTGCTTGAATACCACCAGCCGTGCGTAATGGCGCACCATGCCGGTGATAGGCGTGTTGGCCTCGCCCACCTCCGCCTCGTACAGATCCGGGAAGTATTCCGCCGAAGGCTTGCCAGTGGCGGAATCAATGCCGGAGTAAATGGTCTTGTTGGTGCCGTCTCCGTATAGAAACACGCGGCTGTCCGTCTGGCCGTTGTAAAGCTCGGAGAAGCGCATCCCCGTTACCTGCGCCCGCTCTCCGTTGCCGCTGCGGTAAATCAGCTCCAGCGTGTTGACACCGGCGGCTGGAGCAGGGGTGATGGTGAAAGTCCGTGCCTTCAGGTCGGGGGTAAAGGTCTGCGCCTTGTCTCCGATCTTCACGGAGATGATCTCGTCCACCGTCTTTTCCGGGATGTGGAAAACCGTCTCCTTGCCGTCGGGGGAATACAGCACCTTCCGCTTGCCCGTCAGCCGGTTCACGTTTTCCAGCAGGAACCCACCGCCCGCAGGCGTAGTTGCGTTCATCACCGTGGGGATATAGCCCTCCACCGCCGCAAAGCTGCTGTTTTCCTTGCCGTCCCAGCTCATGTATTCATGGCCGTTCAGCAGGTAAACCTTGTTGGAAAACCCGAAGAACGAGGTCTGGTCCTGCGTACACTGGCCCACAACCTTGGTTGTTGCCGCTGCCGGGTCCAGGGAGAAGATCAGCCCGCCGAAGGCGGCAAGGGTCCGCTGCTTGCTGTCTACCACGCCCTCCCACGCGCCGGAGAAAACCGGGTTTGCTGTGGGGGCCGTGTGGCCGCTCTCCGCACACCATGCGTCCCATGCCGTTTTCAGGTTCAGGACCGTCTTAGTGCCGGGGCGCAGCTGCAAGTGCTTCTCCCGCGTTACACGGAAGTTCCGCATCTTGCTCATTTCGCCGTTCTTGATCTTGGTATCCCCGTCCGGGTTCTCGTTCAGGCCCAAAAACTGGCGGATCTTCAACACCTGAATATCGTTGCTGGATGTGATTTGAGCCATCGTCTGGGCCTCCTTTATCCGTAGGATAGATAACCGGCGGTCATTTCCCCGCCCGTCATTACGTCATCGTAGTCCTCGCCCTCATCGAAATCGTCCACGATCTTTTCCACGGTTTTCTGCGCGCCCAGAACGCGGGTGACACAGAAATACCGGGCAGCGTCGCAGATATGGGTGATCTCGTGGGGCTCCGTGGCGCAGTCCGAGGGGTTTTTCTCGTCATGCTGGATGGAGGGCAGATTGCGGATCAGGCCCACGCAATTTTCCGTCACCAGCAGTCCGGGCCGGTCCGTGTCGCTCTTCATGGGCTTCAGCAGCTCCTTGACGGCCATCCATCCTTGAACGCGGTTGTTGCTGGCTTTCAGCAGTCCTAACCCGTACTGTGCGAAGATCTCCGCCATGCTCCGCCCGCTGTCCTTCTGCCGGTTCCACATATCCGGCGGGGCAATGGTAAACTCAATGTGTTCTTCCGGCGGGGTTAGGGCATTTGCCAGCTTTGCCGCTTCGCTGACGATCAAGCCGCTTTGCTGTACCTCCCGGTACACATAGGCCCGCCCCTCAAAGTCCACCGCCACCCAAAGGCAGGCGAACATATCAAGGCCGTAGTCGAACGCCCGGTATTTCTTCCACTCCCGGGGCACCCGTACAAAAGGTGCGATCACATGGGTTTCTTTGCGGAACTCCGGGAAGAACGTGCCTGCCATGGCGTTCCAGTCACCGTAACGCCACGCCCGCCGCACATCCTCCGGCAGCAGGTCCAGCATTTGCTTGTACTCCGGGGACGCCTCCAAAAGCTGGGGGTTATCGTCCACCGTAGCGGGGATAAAGGTGTAATCCTTGGCCTTTTCCCCCTCCCGGTATTCCCGGTCCACGAACAGCCGCTTTACCCACAGGTGGCCGATGCCGCCGGGGTTGCAGGTCAGGTACATCCGCCGAGGGAACTTGGTCGCACCTCGCAAGCACGCGCCCAGTGTGCGGAACTGGGATTCCGAGAACTGAGTGGCCTCCTCCATGAAGATCCAGTCAAACTCAAGGCCCTGGTATTCCTGATCGTCTCCCGCGCCGTAGTGGCCGAACTTGATAATGCTGCCGTTGCAGAAGAACATCATCCGCATACTGCCGTTGTAGCTGCCCACCTCCGACGGGATCAGCTTTTGCATGGGCAGGATGATGTTCTGCTCCAATTCCGGGTACTCCCGGCGCACGATCAGGATCTTGATGCCGGGGTAAGTGAGCGCGCCGCCTGCTGCCTTCCGCAGCAGAACGTGTGTCTTGCCGCCGCCTCTGGCACCGCCGTAAGCCGTGTACCGGCTCCGGGACTGGCAGAACTGCTTCTGTTTGGGGTTCAGCGTCCCCAAATCCACCTGTACCGTTCCGCCTGCTGTCTGTTTATATCGAGGCATAACCGCTCCTTATATCTGGCGGACGGGCCGGGTTCATGCACCCGCTCCGTCCATATAGGCGGGAAGGGGCCGAAGCCCCCTCCCATGAGATCACTCGTAATCCTTGGTGCCCTCGATGCCCACACAGCCGTCCTTGGTGCCCACAGCCCGCAGGGTCTGACCGGCGGTCAGGGTCACAGGAGCAGTGTAGGTCTGGGCGGTAGTGGAGTAGCGGGGGTTGGTGCCGTCGGTGGTGTACTTGAACACCACACCGGCAGCGGTGGCGATGGTCACGGCATGGCCGCTGATAGACAGGCCGGGTGCCGCCAGAACCGCAGCATTGCCGCAGACAGCCACGCCGTCGCCCTTGGCGCCCAGCACGAAGCTGTCATAGTAGGTCACGCCCTGCACCACGGGGCCGGAATAGCCCTGCACCTCGGTCAGGATGTTGTACTTCTGGAGCTTCACAGGGTCCACGGTGCAGCCCTTGTGCTTGATGAAGAAGTACACACCGGCGGGCATGTAGCTGGTGGGGATGGGCTTCACGCGGCAGCCGTCGAACTCGCCCACAACGCCCTTTGCCAGAGCCTCCTTGCCCAGAGCGTCCACGCCGATATAATCGGGCATCTGCTTGAGCAGCTTGTAGTACTCGGTGGCGATGTAGAGGGTGCGGCCCTCCAGAGGCACCAGTGCGTCGGTCATCTTCGCGTTCAGGTCGATGATAAGACCGCCGATGGTGGCCTTGGTGGGGGCGGTAGCCTCCTTGACGGCGATGTTCGCGCCCATGATCCACTTCTTGATGCGGTGCTTGTCCATGCCGGGGATGGTCACCTCGTCCAGCTGACGCCGCAGAGCGCTGCCTGCGGACTTCTGGATGGCCTGATCGGTCTGGTCCAGCGCGTCGATGGTGAAGGAGAAGGCGGGCTGCTGTTCGCAGGTCATCTCCTGAAGGGTGTCGCCCACATCATGGACCTCGCCAAAGCGGTTGGAGCCGCTGCGAGTGTACTGGGTCTCAGGCACGGTGTTCACGCTGCCGATGCGGATGGTGCGGCTGTAGGGATTCAGCCAGGAATAGCTGTTGCCGCAGTCATCGGCGGTGATGGAGGCTTTCTTGAAGCGCTCCGCGATCTTGGTTGCGTACTTAGTTGCGTAGTTGATAGCCATAGGTAAAAACCTCTCTTTCGTCCGGTTTCCCCATAGGCAAAAGTGCCGTTACATGGCACTGTCAAAGGCGTCTCCGAAATCGTCCCGCGTCTTGGAGCTGTCCCCGGCGCTTCTCATGCTGCCGGTGGAGCGCTCCGCGTTCCGCTGGTTCTGCTGTACGGAAGCCGCCTCACGCTGGGCGGCTGCCGCGTCCTGCCGCGCCTGCTGCACGGCGTACCGGGCGTAGGCGGCGACCAGAGAAGAGCCGTTCCGCACATCTGCCCAGACTTGGGGCGGGATGCTGTTGGGGTCCTTTGCTGCCTCGGGGAATGTCTGTTGAAATTCCTGAATGTCCGCCTGTCGGCGGCTTGCCGCCTCGGCCTCGGCCCGCTGGGCCTGCGCCATAGCGTCCTGCTGGGCCTGCCGCTCTGCTTCTGCGGCGGCCACAACGGCCTCCCGGTCCTCAAGCTCCACGGAGCGCCGCGCGTCCGCTTCACTCAGGCCCTCGGCCTGCTTTGCCTGCGCCCGGAGCATGGAAATGTAGTCCTTGGTGTTCAACCCCTGCTGGTTTGCAAAGCGGTTGACCATCTCCATCACAGGCTTAAACTCGTCATACTGGCTGCGGATGCGGTCATAGTCCATGCCCTTCTGGGCCAGTGCCACCATTTCCGCTTCGTTGGCCTGCCGCACCTCGCCCATGTGCCGCAGTTCCCATGTCTGGGGCCGTGCGTCCACGGTCTCCGCCTCGGTCTGCTGCGTCTGGGCTGCCTGTTCCGCATCTGCGGGAGGCTCAGTGCCCTCTTCCGGCGTCTCTGCGCTCTCACTTGGGTCCTCGACAGGCGTTTCCTCGCCAGTCTCCACCGGCTCTGCGGTCTCTTCCGGCTGGTCTGCCGTCATCTCCGCGCCGCCGTCCCAATCGTCCAAAAAGGCGTCCGTAGTTTCGGGCTCCTGTTCGGGGATCTGGTTCATGTTTTCGTCCATATTGGCCTCTTTCCCCGGCCTGGTCTGGCCGGATCTTTGTATTTTCAAAGCCTGGTCTGGCTTTGCTGACAAAACAAAAACGAGACCACAAGAAACGGCTTTCGCCGTTCTCATGGCCTCGTTGGGCTCTCGTTTATTCAGTTTACTGGAAAATTATTCCACAATCTCCCAGTCATCAGCCAGCATATCCGCCTGACTTGCCAACCATCCCATTTGGATGCCGGAAGTGCCGCAGAAAGCAATGGCTTTGTTGCCAATAGCATCGTGTTCTGCGTTGACAATCACGCCCTCCGGGCTCGTATAGCTGATGGCTGATGCCAATTCGATGTGCTGGTTTTTCCCGTTCCAGCCTGCCCGCCTGCATTTCTTGCCCTTCTTCATAGCCTCGATAGCCAAACCGAAGTTCATGCCGTCGATGGGGCGGTACGCTTCCTCGAACACAGCCTTTGGGCTCCAACTCTCGTAGCCGTCCTGGTAGCGAACCTTGTAACCCTCTTCCACAAGCTCCATGCTTCTGGGGATGAGCTCGTTTGCGTCATAGACCTTCCCACCCATGCGAATAGCAGGGGCTGCCTCAATGATTTTCGTGCCGATGTAGGTTTTCATTTTCATTGTCATTCCTCCGTCTGTACATGTGTGATGGGGAAGGGGACGTCTGTATCCAGCTCCCGCCCCTCAAAAATGGTAGGGTAGTGGCTCACCTTGCATCTTCGGCAGTAAATTGGCGTGTTGTAGATCACGCTGCCAGGTTCGATGTGCTGAAGCGCTTTCCCGCAGATAGGGCAGCGGTAGACCCACTTCCCATCTACCACCATGCTCCAAACTCCCCGTGTTCAATGCCGCCGTAGAGGTTTTCCACATCGCCGATCACGCTGGGCAGGCTCTGGCGGCACAGCTCCAGCTGTTCCAGAAACGTCTGCCACAGGAAGTTGGCTCTGCTGGGGTCCTCCTCCAGCAGCAGCAGACCTGCCAATCCGTAGGGCAACGCCCCGGTGCAGATCCGCTCATCCAGCGCCACCTCGTCCGCCATCTCCGTCACCTTTGGGCAGATAGGCCGCTTGCCGCCCGCCGCTTCCAGTGCCTCCCGGTAGTTGTCGCTGTACGGAAACGCCCGGTCTAAAACGCTGTTCAGCAGGGAAACGGTCCGCAGCTTGTACTCCTTGGTGTCCGCCGTATCCGTGGAGCCGGTGGATTCGTTCTGGGAATCCATCAGGTGGATGGCGATGTCAAAAATCTGCTGTACCGTAACCGCCATATCACACCTCCCGCCCTTTCAGGCTGGCTTTCATGGTGTTCAGGTCGTAGGTCATCAGGTTATCAATGCCCTGCTCCACGCTTTTCTGCCGGTCCGTAGGCTCTTCCGCCTCCGACTTTTCCGGTTCCGTGGGGGAGGGGGCTTTGATCTCCCGCAGCAGCCGCAGGATCAGCACTGCGCATACGGCAGCGCCTATGCTGGCCGCACCGCAGATCAGGAATAAAACCAAAATCAGGCCGTTCACCTCGCCGCCTCCTCACTTGAAGTCGCTTGCATCCACGCCGTCCCCAAAGGTCACGTTCACGCTGATGTCCTGGCGGGTCTCCTGCTTGTCCTGATAGCCGCCCAGACGCTTCTGCTTGTTCAGGAAAATGCCTCGCGTCACCATGCCCTTTTCCTGGTAGATGGGGCTGGTGTCGATCTGCTCCTGAATCCGCTGATAGGCCAGCCGCACGTAATAGCTCATGACGCAGCGGGGATCGGTGATTTCCTCATTGCCCGCTTCAAAGGCTTCCACCTGCGCTTCGACCACTTCGGCCTCCCGGCCATCGTTGTAGTCGTAATACCCCTGAAGCCGCTGAACCGTCCATCGCATCGCATTGGCAAGGCCCGCCTCGCTGTATGCCTGCTCCAGCCGGTCCTGCACGTCAAAGTATTCCTCGGACTGCTTCAGGAACGCCTTGATCCTCTCAATCGTCTGTTTCCTGTGGGCCGCGGCGGCCTTCTTGTTCATGTTGTCCATATGATCTTACATTACTGTCTTTTTTGGGCAAGCACATGTGATACTTTTCATCTGAGAACATTTCTTCAAATCTGCTTTCCTTTGCACCCCATACCATGAAATAGCTGCTTTGTGCGCTCATGCGTGGATCAACATAGAAAGGAGTATAAAGCATTGGATAATCGCAGCATTGTTCTCCTTGGATTAGTTTATCCAGTATTTCTCTTCTTGGTATATCCATTATGGCCGCAGTTTTTTCAGGATATGCTCTGTCGTAGTTTCTTGCATGTAAAAGCCATACTTTACCGTCTTTTTCTTTTTGATCCCTGCACACAAAATAGAGCGCTACTAACGGATTTCTGCTCCAATCCAAAAACCTTGTTGGAACACCATAGTGCTGTGCGTACTCCGCCCAGCGGCTATAATCTGTTGTTGATAATTGTATATAGTTGCTCGCTTCATGAATAAATGACTGTAAAATGTCCTTTTCTTTACCAAATGCGAGATACTGGTAGTTTTCAACGCTATGTCCTTCATCGTCAAAAATATCTTGCTGTTTGCGAAAGAGACCTGGAAGAAGTTCATATTCTTTGTTCTCCAAACCACGATATAGGTATGATAAAGATGTGGGATTGTGGACTATAATTTGATTCGGGTAATACGTTTTCAGACGTTCGATTGCGTTAAGATACTCGCTTAGCTTAGATAGAGATTTTAACACAGTGGCTGAATGCATCCTCACCAATAGAGGTTATACCCTCCGGGAGCGTTATACTGGTGCTGTCTCTTATACACATCTGACGCTGCCGACGATCTTACGCG